ATATATATATGAGTGAATATTATAAAAAATATCTAAAATATAAAAATAAATATATAAATTTACAAGAGCAAATTGGTAGTGGTAAATATACAGGTCTTGATAAGAATGCACCTTATCCTGCTCTTCAAACTCCTAGTCGTGACTCTGTTGATTCTCTTGTTCCTAGACGTCAATTAGCATATGACGCACAAAATAGCAAGCCTGGTGATGGTCCAATATGGGCGCAATTGTTAACTCCTCGTCGTGACTCTGATGATTCTCTTGTTCCTAGACGTCAATTAGCATATGACGCACAAAATAGCAAGCCTGATGATGGTCCAATATGGGCGCAATTGTTAACTCCTCGTCGTGACTCGGATGATTCTCTTGTTCCTAGACGTCAATTAGCATATGACGCACAAAATAGCAAGCCTGGTGATGGTCCAATATGGGCGCAATTGTTAACTCCTGATCCTCCTGTTCCTTCTTCTTCTCCTTATGTTCCTGAACCTATTCGTTATCCTGATGATATTGATTTTACATTTTTTCAAAGAATGGGAAATGCTCGTGATAATTTTATATTTAATCCTGATAAAATTATTAAAGAATACGGTAATCCATTTCACGACTCTGCCTATTATCCTAGTGAGATGCCTAGCAGAGAATGGCGTGATAATTTTATTAAGAAATCTTACGAAGCTTATGAGTCCCGCCAAGAAGAAAGCAGAGAAAATGCTATTAAGGAAAAAAAAGAAGAGGAAATTCAATTAAAAATAAAACAATTCTTAGAAAAATATGATTATAAAAAGTGAAATTATATGTAATCAATATACCTAATAAATTAAATAGTTCCTGTTGTAAAAATAAAATTATTCTGAAATATATTCTATTTTATGAGATTGTAATAAATTTTCTAAATTTTTGGTAATACCTAAATTTTTAAGTGATATTAATAATTCTTTCATTTTTTTATCTGGATTATTAAAATCATCAACTAAATCTTTCCAATTATTATTTAAAAGTAACAATCCTCTACTTAAATTACTCTTAAATAATATTTGTTTTTTAACTAACATTTTTATAAAATCTAATATTTTAGATGATATATCAATATTTGATTCAAAATATTTATTAAATAAATATTGGGAAAACTTATTTTTAGATATTGCATCTTTACATCGATTATCAATAAATATTTTAACTTCATCAATTGATTCCATAAATAAATATTCTTCAATAATATTTTCAGATTCTATTGCTAATGTATCAGAATTAATATTTTGTTCTTTTATTTGTGGAGTAACTAAAGATTTTACTGCACCTTTTACTTCTGTATTTTTAGTATCTATTATTAAATTATCTAATAAAACCTTTTCTCTTAATGGTAATGTATTATTTGAAATAATATTTTTAATACTTAATTTAATTGTATCATCTAGTGTTTTATTTTGTAACCAATAATAAATATCAGCATAATAATTTTTTTGTTTAAGTAATTCCTCAGTAATTATATTTTCTAAATTATTGTTTAATATATTAGAATATATCATATTCTTAATTATTATTAAATGATTAATACGTTTATTTTCTGAAATTATAAAATTATTTGCATCTTCATATTCCATTAAAAAATTAAAATTTTCTGTATATTCAATATCATAATAATCATATAAAAATTTAGATTCGATAATATTAATCATATATTTATTTGAATAATTAAATTGTAAAATATAAACTTGTGTAATTAACTTATAGAAATCAATATAAATTTTAATAAATGATATATCTGATTGCATCTTTTGATAAAATGCTTTTTGTATATCATTAAATTCTTCCTCTTTAATTTTACCTATTGTTTCTACAAATTCAACTAAAAGATTATTAATATTTAATTCTGATAATTTATTTAAAATTAAATTAACTTTATTTTCTATTTTATCTTTTAATAATTGAATCTTTGGATTTTTTAATAACTGATTTCCCTTATTAATATTTTTAATTATTTTTTTTCCACTAGATAAAATAGTCAATACATTTGTAATTTCATTTGATAAATTTTCTAATTCAGGTAAAGTTTTTAAAGAGACAAAAGATTCTATATCCATTATTAATTAATAATAATTATATTTTTTTAAATGTTTTTATAATACTTTATAATGGACGATTACTATAATTTTATTTTAATTTTATATTTTGGATTCCTTATTATTTATTTAATACACCCCGAACCTTCTCTTTTTTATAGAAACAAAAAATTATACGATTGTAAAATTAATAATGAAAAAGTATGCATAAAAAAATAAATTATTTAAAAAATTTATTCTATTATAATGTATAAAAAAATAAATTAAAATTTATTCTATTATAATGTAATGAGTTATATCTATTCTGAAAATTTTACTACTATTTATATAAAATTTATTAATGAAGACACTATTAATAATATAATTATTACATTAAATAATATATATTTTTATAATTTTATAATGTTACTTTTATTAACTTATATAATTTTATTAAATACTTGTAATTATAAGAAACGTAAAGATTATATTATGTTAAATACAGTTGAACCTAAAATTACAAAAGGTGAAATTATAAATAAATATTAAAATAAATAAAAAAATTGAAATTTTTATAATTTACTTGTTTAATTAAATTATAATTAAAATAACATAAATAATGTCTATGATATATGCAATACAAGAAACGACCGATGTGATGACAATAGACAAATTACCCTATGACATCTTAATTAAGATTATTCAAAAGGTTAATACACTTAATGCAGTCACTCTATGTCGTCTAGAACAAGTATCTAAATCATTTCAGATATGTGCTGATGATACAGAAACTTGGACTAATATTTATGACACTACCAAGAAGCAAGTACATCATTGGTTAGAAAATGCAAAAAAACATCACAAAGTAGCAATTGAGATGCGACACAAAGCTATTATAAATCGAGATGCTTCGCTGAAAATACTAAATGATCGAGCAAATTCTTTAGCATGTGAACATTGTCGTATATGTGATCCAAGAAATATTCAGGAGATACAAAATGAGCAAATATATTTTATGTCACAAGAACAATATGAAACAAAAACTATTAATAATATACTAGACGAGCTAACAAAGTCGATGATAAATAAACAGTGCACGACATTATGTTCTCGAAAAAGTTGTCGAGAGTACAAAGGTTATAATGATCTTTACAATAAAAAATCAAATGCTATTTCGTCGTGGAAACTTAATCCGTTAGTTCGGAATGAGGCTAGTATTGACAAGACTATTGCAGAGTATCGAGTTTGTGACGATGAAGTGATGGAAGCAATTTTTGCAAAATATATGATATTACGTTCTTTCCGAGAGCCAGAATGGCGACCAAATAGACCAAAAATATAAGATAAATAGCCATTAAACCTATTTATAAATTCATTTTAATTTAGAACATATCGAGTTAATATTTATTTTATAAATCAAATTATATATTAAAATAAATAATGAAGAATTTTCTAAACATATGATGAAGGGTCAATTATCATGGGTATTAGTTCCTATTTCATTATACATTATATGTATTGCTATTATTGGAACAATTGATACTCATTTAATTTATTCAAAATATTTTGCTAAAGTAAATTTATTATTTATTTTACTAAGTTATATTTTTCATTTAGCTTTATTGTTTCCCTTAATAAATATACAAGAATATTTACAAATAAATTATATTAACTATTTATTAGGAATTATTGGTCTAATAATAATTAAATTTTTACCATATTGGCCTTATTTAGTATCTAGAGATTCTATGACATATCTATCTATTATAATATATTTAATATTAACATTTATAAGTTTATTTTATACATCAAATAATAAAATATTAAATTAACTTTAATTATTTATAAAAAAATTGAAAATTTAATAATTTACTTATTATTAACAAACCTAACAAATGACGTTCATCATTGACACGCTTCCAGATAATTTGGTTTATCTAATTTTACAGGAGCTTAACGGGATATGTCTAGCTCGTATTGCTATGGTGTCTAAATCATTGTCGGATTTTGCCAACAGTGATGAATTATGGAAGTTTGTATATGGATTTTGTAAGAAAGATGTAGATGTTAAAAATTTATACAAACTACAAGTTCCATTAAAATTACAAATACTTTTTAAGGATGCCTATAAAATATTAAGTAAGGCAAAAGAAGAACACTATCGTGTAGAGAAATATAAAATGTATGATGATAACCTTACTATATATGAACAAAAACTAGCTGCAGCAAAAAAGAAGAAATTCGATTCAGAAAAAACATTTCGCGCTTATGAGCGTACTATAGCACAGTGGCAAGGTGTCGAATATATGCCTATGCCAGTTATATATAGAACCTAATGAAAGCTGTAGTTATTTTTTTATATTTGTGTTTATAAAATATTAAATTAAATTTTTAAGGCACCTGTGAAATTTGTTCAAGTTCATTTTTTGTAAATACAAGTGTAAGTAAATTTTTAAAATCGTCTGTTTGTGTTTGTTTTGATGCAACCATTATTGTCATAAATTCTTTTAAATAATATTTTATTTTATCATTATAATTTGTTTGTGTAGTTGTTGGTGTTGTTGGTGTATTATATATTTCTATGGATTTAGTATAAAATTTTTTAGATATTGATTCAATCATATTAGTTACATTATTTTCTTTAGCCAAATCAAGTAAAAAATAAATACATTTAATAATTTTTACTAAATTTACTGGGTTATAATAATTATTATAATTCATTCCGTTAAAATTAGTTAATGCATTCATTACAATACTATCAAAATACAAGTTATTAGTATCTTTAATTGTTTCAAATTGTATTTTAAATCTAGTATAATTTTGTTTTATTATTAGTAATTTTTCAATAATATTATAACCACTTTTTCCAATATAATCAAAAAAATTTAAATTATAATACCAATTTTGACTTAATAAATAAGTTATTAAATGTTCATTTAACCTATAACTTAATAGATATGCAATTGTTGGTACAGTATTAATCATTGAAATATTATAACCATTTTTTAATAAAATGTTTAAACAAGTTATATTTCCTTCTTGTATATTTTGTTTAATACAATATTCAATATTACTTGTAGGTATTACCATATTATTATTTTTATAATGTTTAATAATTAATTCTAATAATTTTATTTTAATATCGTCATCTAAAATATGAATCCTTTCTAATATTTTTGTATAATCTATATTATTCATTCTATATAAAATTTCCATAAAAATATTATAAGTTGATTTAAAATACATTAAATTGTCAATTGTAAAATTATAATTAATATCAAATAAAGCATCTATATATCTTCTATTTCTTTCCCATTCACATTCAGTTACACGTTCTGCTATATATTTTAAAAAATGTCTAGATATTTCTGGTTTAGTCATATCTGATTTAAATGATGAATGTTGAATCATTGCTAGATATGCATCAAAATTATCATGAATAATAGAATGTGTTAAAAATGTTTTACCATAAATATCGGAATAATATACAAATTTTTTATCATTATTCATAGTGTCAATAAATTTATCACTATGTAACTGTATCATTCTATAATATGATTTTGTAGTCATTTATCATATTATATTTAATATAAATTTTTTATAAATCAATTTTTTTAATAATTTTATAATGTATATTTATATGGAAAGTCCTAAAGTAATGGTTTTACATTCTTTAATAATCGGTTTAATTTTATATTTTATTATGTTTTATATTTTTAAACAAGATCAAGTAAAAGCGGAAACACGTAGTGTTTTAATTGGAGCTATAGTATTAATATATATGACTGTATATGGTCATGATTTACCAAATTCTATAAATAAAAATATTTTCTAAAAAAATTTATTTTATAAATGTATTCCTGAAACTTGCTTATTTTCACGAATAAATTGATTATCATTAATTGTAATTTTTCCTTCCTTCCATCCATCCATCAAAGAAAGATCATTAATAATTTTATCAGTTCCATAATATGGGTGACTAATAACACAATTATCTGTAATATTATGTCCTAGAGTACAACACTTGATATCATTAATAGTTATGATATGTTTATCATCAAGAACAAAATTATATACCATATCAATTTCTTCTAAATAAGCATGTGTGCGTTCTACTGGAAATATCCATTCGTTATCTATAATAATTGGATGCCACTTGGTAATTGAAAGTCCATTAATATTAACCATTTGTTTTTGTCCACTAGTTACAATAGTATTAATTACACAAATAACTTTAGCACCATTATTTAGAATATCTCCTTTTTCTATTTTGGATACTAGTTTAAATTTATTTCCTTTAATATGAACAATACTATTCCCATCAAAACATCCACCAGTTTGATCATTGTAATTGTGGATTGAAGTAAGTTGTGGTGGTGGGAGCGGAACAGGAATAAGACTAGGAATAGGAATAGGAATAAGATTAGGAATAGGAATAGGAATAGGAATAAGATCAAGAATATGATCAGGATCAGGACCCAAAATAAGATTAGGACCCGGAATAGGATCAGGAATATCAGAAGTCATTATATTAAATATAAAATAATTAAATTATAATGAATTTTTATCAATTTTTATAAAAATTGATAAAAATAAATATTGTTTTATAAAATAAATATTTAATGATTTTCACATATTCTAACAATGTTCTTACGATTGATAACAATGACCATTATTTTCGCGGTAAAGTAGATAAAGCCAGTTTTCCTGATATTATTAAAGAAGAATATGAAGAAATTATAAAAAAATCATTTAATAATTATTCTAATAATGATATGAGTATAGAAAATGAATTTAGTGAACCTTATGAAGAATATAAAATTAACTTTTCATATCATTCTAAACCAATCTTTTTTAATGCATCCATTATAATTTCCCTAGAAAAACATCAAAAAGATTTCAAAGATTATATGATTGAACGTATGGTAAAAATGGAAGAACAAATTGAATTTTTAAATAATAAAGTAAATGAATTATTATTTATTGAACAAGAAAAAATAAAAAATAATAAACTATTTAATGAAAAATTAAATAGTATAGAATATGAAAAAGATTCTGAAATAGAAGATTCTTCAGAAGAAGAAGAAGAAGAAGAAGAAGAAGAAGAAAAAGAAATTATTATACCTCCACCTAAGAGTAAAGGTAGAAATACTAAAAAATAATTAAATCATAATAATAGCCATATCTGAATATTTAATAGGAGGACATAACCAATTAAAAAAATAAAAATTTAATCCACCTGTACCTTCCATAAACTTTAATTTATCAATAAATTCTTTATTATTATATTGTTTAACACAATTTACTACATCCATACCATTTTGTTTCATAAAATATAAACCATTTTCAACTAGTTTCTCCAAATCAGTTTCTGTATTAAAATAATAATACAAAAATCCTCTTTTTATTTCTGAATATTTTGGATTTCTTAATAATTTAGATGGAATGAAGAAAAAAGATATAAAATCAGTAATGATTCCATTTGTTTCTACAATATAAGATTCTATAACATCTTTTTTAAATAAAAAATGATGGTTAAATTGTTCTTGTTCAAATAATATAGAAATATTAAATTTTTGGTGATAATCATTAAGCATTTTACAAGCAATAGTAAAATCTTTTTCTTCAATAGGTCTAATATTAATTGTCGGTTTTTCTATAGTTTTAAATAATCTAGAATATCCTTGAATAGAAATATTTTGTGGTTTAGACATAAAATTGACATCAATTAATTTAGGAATATTTAAAGGTCTATGATGATATACACATTTCATTAATGTATTTGGTAATTCATGAGATGCTGTATAAAATGCTTGAAATATTCCATGTAAATTAGTTCTTCTAGTTACTTCTTTAATTAATATAGGTGCTAAACGCTTATTACGAATATTTTGATGAATACATAAAAAATTAATTTCTATCATTTTAATTACTTTATCAAAAACTTTAATAGTCATAGGAATTCCAAAAATAGTAGCAACTAATTTTCCATTTGCTTTAATACCAACTAATAAATCTTTATAATAATGAGGAGGCATCAAAAACCACTTTAACATTTCTTTACTATAATGAAATTTTCTTTCATCATTAATATCATCACAATAATAAGTTAATAAAAAATTATAAACTAAATTTAATTCTGTTTCATTAGAAATATCTAAATCACACCATTGAAATGGTTCTTGTAAAGAAAGCGGCTCTTTTCTAACTGTATTAATATCAATATTCTCAATACTTTTATTTTCAAGTGTATTTTTAGAAATATCTATAGGTTGAGTTTTCCAAAATTTATTAGTATCCATTATTTAGAATATGTTTTATATTTCTAAATAATTTATAAAATTAAACTTTTAATTTTTTTTTTTTTAATATAATCATCCCAATTTAATTTTCCCATATCATTATTACAATCAGCACATAATGGTCTTAAATTATCTATTAATGTTTCACCATTATTAGCTTCACTAATAATATGACCACAATGAAAGCCATTTTTACCAACTTTAATTTTCTTATCGCAAATTGGACATGAACCAGTTTCACTATTACCAAAATAACGATTCCATACACGCATTCTTAAATTTGGCCAGGGTGATAACATTTTATTTCTTTTATATTTATGATCGGGTATTACTTTATCATCTAATAAATATTCAATAAAATTATTATTTTTTAAAGTGTAAATTACACCATCTCTTACATTAGTTTCTTCTTCTTTATAAAAAACTAGAGGGTCATCATTATAATATTCTTTATATTCAATTTTATTACAAAATAATTTATTTTTTTTTTCTATTTCATTTATTAAATCATCAATATTTAAAAAATTATTAAAAATTTTTTTTTCTGATAATATATTTAAAAATTCACTAATAGTATATTTTTTATTTACATCTCTTTTTCTATCTGCAAAATATATAGATTTATTTTTAATAAAATATTCTTTTAATTCATTATAAAGATTTTGTTTAAAATCATCCAAACTAATATATTCACTAATTTTTAAAGAATCTTTATTAATTTCATTAAATAATTTTTTCATATCTTTTTCTATTTTAATATCAAAATAACAAAAATTTAAATAATCATTTGTTTCATCCTTTTCATATATTCTTTTAGCCATTTCAATACGATGTTGTCCATCAACAATATACATATTATAATGATAATCAGATTTATTATAAATTGTAATAATTACAGCAATAACAATTTTATTTTTAAATATTAAAAATTCTGGATGACGTTGATAAGATTTTATCATTTCCTCTATTTTATCTTCATCTAAATCAATTTGGAAATTTGGTTTTTTTAATTCATTATTTTTTAATAGTTGTACAATAGTTTTAAAACTTACATTTTTTTCTTGAAATTTTGCACTTTTTAATAGTAATCTTCCAGGTAATTCAATGTGATCCATTATTATAAAATAATAATTTTTATCTTTAAATACAATATTTAAAATTTTAAATACAATATTTTATCTATTATATATATATATAATAATGGATGTTGTTAATAATGTTACTGATATTACTATTAAAACAGTAAATGATACATTTTCAAATGATTTTTTTAAATTAATATCTCTTTTACTTACTGGTATATTTGCGGGATATACTTTACAACCTGTCCCTAAATGGTTAAACAAATTATTTGATAATTCAAATATTTTTAAATTTATTATAATATTTACTATTGGTATTACTTCTACATATCCAATTAATAAAGATAAAATTAGTAATATTTTTATTTCATCAGTAATTATTTTAGTAATATTTTCAGTATTTAGATATATAGATGAAATATATGAAAAAAATGAAAAAAATAAAAAAATTATATAAATAATATGTTAATAATTTTTCCAATCACCTGATTCAATAATACATGTTTCTTTACTTAATTTTTTTATATACATTTCTATTATTTCTGGTTTATTTATACAATAAATAAAACAATCTATTTGTTCATAAAGGTCTTTATTACATCCACAACTATTATAATAACAATTTATTTTTTTTTTATTATATTTTGTTGAAGTATCATAAATTTCATCTAAAAGGGTAATAGCTTTATTATTTAAAAAATATATATCTCCTTTAATTGCATTTCCAAATGATAAATCTAATAATATACATTCTTTATTATCAGAAATCATAACAAAATTTGATAAAGTAAAACCTTCTCCAATCATAGAACTACCTATTGTTTTAATAAGTAAATTATTAGACATTCCGTTTCTCATCGAATCCCAAATAAATACATACGACATTAATTAATTTATACTATATATTTTTAATAATAATTAAATATCTACTTGGATTAAGGTAGTAAATTGATTCAATTGTTTTTTTGCTATAATCTCAAAATTTAAATTATTTAATCCACTAGATAACATATGTTTTATTTTATTTTCTTTTGTTTCATTATGATATATATAATTTTCATTTTCACTAATTCTTTTTTTAATGTTTTCATAAATATAACCATTACATAAATGTTTTAAAAATAAAAAATTATCTTTATTTGTAAAATTATTTGATATATTTAATTTTAATGTTATACATCGATAATAAAATGCTCTATCTTCAATACCCCATCCCCAAATATAATTAGGTAGACCATTAATTTGTTCATATATTTCTTTTTTAAATTTAACTACACCACCTAAACTACTATTATGACCATTATAAATACGTAAAATATCATATTTTTCATCTGTATATAAATTTTTAATTGTTTTTTCCGTTGGTATTAAATCAACATCGTGATGAAATAAAAATGTTGTTTCATCTTTATAAAGTAAATATCCTATATTTAATAATATAGCTCTATTAAATTTTTTTTCATTTAATTGTTCAATAACTATAATTTTAAAAGGTTTTAAATATTTATTAAATAAAGAAATTGTTTGTTTTAAAAATAAATTTAAATGTTCTTGTCTATTTCTATATGGGATTAATATAATATTTTTATACATTATAATTATATATAAAAATATTAAAATAACGAGGAATAGAATTAAATGTATAAAGGTGTAAAAAAATTGAAAAATTTAATTATTATATGATGTTAAAAATTATTCACAACCAAACCCAGACCAAACCCAATCAAGCCAAAGCCCAAACTCAAGCTACACTCAAAACAAATCCACACCCAACACAGTCAAGATGGCGTACTTTTTACTGAAACCTATAGGAGGAGATGTTTCACTATCTCTTGATGTTGTTCAGCACATATATACACAGTTACTATTGATAAAACAAAAAGAACAAGAAGAACATAAAGAACATGAGAACAAGTTATATGATACGTTATGGGTGATTAAGAATTGTCTTCCTAAGTGGGAAGATGAAGAACTAGCACTTCAACGTAGTCGTCTTTACTTCACATTTGATGCTAATGAAAATTATAAGAAAAAGATACGAATGTTTTTAAAAAAAACGAAACACTCGTATGAAGTAGCTCATGCATTCTGGTCTGACCCACATTATCGCAACTCATTTGCTATTTTAGTTCCACAGATAGATGTATAAAAACATGAATTAGGTAACATTCTTTTAACAAGTTATGATTAATAAAAAATTGAAAATTTTATTCTTTACTTATTCTTTACTTATTCTTGTAAAATTGTTATCACCACATAAAAACATAATGAACGAAATAAAGAAGGTAGAGGTTATAGTTAATAGTATGAATAAACAAATCCCGTGGGTACATAATATCAATAATAGCATTGAATGCTTTCGTTATGATTTATTGACAGCAAATAATAATGTGCAGAAGCATAGAGAATATATTGCTATTGTAAATAAAAAAATTATTGATATCAAGATGCAACTGAAAGAAACATACTTGCGTAGAGAAAAGCTCATAACTAACATTGTCAGTGATAAACAGATAGATAATAACACTTTAATTCAACTTGCTGAAAAAAAAATAAAATCATTAAACCAGGAACTTGACGATGAATTTAAGAGAGAAGAAAATATTAGAATTCAGCTTTTAAATAAATTTAGAGAAAGACAAGACATAGAAACGCTAGTACATAAGTATAAGGCTAACCTTAAGGGCTTTTATGATAGCGTTATCAAGGTTGGATGTAAGATAGAAAATATCATACAGAATCATCTTTCTAATCAATGCATATACAATAAGGAACTAGAAATAGTAGTACATCAACTTAAGAATAATATTAAGAGTTTTTATGATACTATTATTAATGCAACGATAGCTATGTTGTCACTAAATGTGCAAAAGCAGTCATTAAAAAATATTGAAGAATGTTTAAAGATAAATACAGAAATTATACAAAAACAAAAACAAGAACAAGAAAAACCAGAGTTGTTGTCTTCTATATTACTACAAGTGTAAACCTTAAACTATAAACACATATAGCTAGATTAATCTAGATATAATAAAGAAAAAATTACATATATAAGTATATTTTATTTAAGGAAAAATTACATATATATATATTATATGATTAAGTATTCAAATATAATTATTTTATTGTTTTCTGTGTTTTATAATAATGCATTTATATTAACACAAGTTAACAAAATTAATTTAATAAATACAAAACACATTAATAAAAATTTTAATATCTTAATGAACAATAAAATTACAAATAATAATAATAGTAATAATAATATAAGTTCTATAAATAGTTTAAATAATATAAATGATGAGTTTCCTTCATTTTATGAATTTTTAAGAAAACGTTCTATTAATGATAATATTGTAGAAAAAAATTTTGCTATAAACCCAACCTCAAAAAATTTAAAATTAATAACATCTTTTATAACATTGCAATTTGCACAAACATGGGTATATGAAATGATACATATGAATAGTTTTTTTCCTACATTTATGTATCAAGATATGCATAAAATGCGTGATTTTAGTCGTGTAAATATATCAAAGCAATATTTTTATATTGGTTATTATCCACCATTTATTGATTCAAATAAAGGACCGTATTATATTGGTGTATTTGAACTAAATTCAAAAGAACGAGAATTTATTACACATATAATTATACAAAATCCTAATCATTGTGTTGAAAATATTTATGATAATGAACAGATTATAAATTTTAAAAAACAATTACAAGCATTATGCAATGATGCTACCGTATTTTTTAAATACTCTAATCTAAACAATACAACTCTTAAAAGATATTATTATAGTTGGTTATATGAATAATCATTTTTTTAATTTTATTTACAAAAAAATTGAAAATTTTATAATCTATTTGTTTTCATAAATAGTTATTGAATAATCGAATACATGGAGCAAAATATCAACGATCTAAAGTTGCTAAATGAATTGGAGCATTGTCTGGCAGAACTGTTTAAGCTATACTGTTTCCATATGAATGTTATGAAAATTTTCGCAGATGAATACTTTTCCAGATGTAAGATAAGAAATGACATTCATTTGTCTATCAATATTGCAAATAAGTGGAGCAATTATGCATGGGGCAAACGTGTTTCACTTGATAATATGCTCACCAAGATGAAATATGATATCGATGACAATAATGATATGAAGCATAATCTCGAAATCATTATAGTCCAGGTACAATTAGATTATGATAAAGCTGTAGCACACGAAAAAAAGATAAATAAGATTGTAGACAATCTTAAAACCGAATACAATACAGCTTTTAAAAATGTGTATTTATTCGTTTGTTGTCTAGATTACTTGGCGGATAGAGTAAAGATCATACTGAATAAAAAGAATTCAATCAACAGTCAAATTGCCTGGATAAGAATGAAGTATACATACTAGAAAAAGTAAAGTATCTTACTTAAATACCTTTTTACTTATTATAAATTGTATACCTTTTTACTTATTATAAGTGGTTCAAGTAGTACTTTATTGTCTACCAAAACTGCATAAAGCCTAGATTGTGAACTTGGTGTAAAACACAAATTATAATCTTGGTGTAGTTCCGTGCCCTTTGTGTAGAAAAAACTTCTATATTGCTTGATTTATAACTTTATAATGATGAGTAAATCAGATACATTTTATATTATTTTATATTAAACTAAATAAGTATAATAATCACTGTTAAAAATCATATGAAAAATAAATTATAATAAAAAAATTATAAATTTAAATAATCATTATATAAAACAAAAATATAGATATAGGCGATAAACCACATATAAATAAATTGCTATATAATGCAAACCAGTCTCGTAAGATATAGAAATTAAATTTAGAACAAGTTAAAAAATATATAGATGAAAATAAAAAGAAACCATTAGATAAAATATTAAGTATGTGGATATATAATCAAAAAATAAAATATCATAAAAAAGAATATATTATGTCAAATAAAACAATTAGACACTTATGGGAAGATTTTATTAATGAATATAAAATGTTTTTTAAATAAAAAAATTGAAAATTTAATACTTTGTTATTTTATATAAATAATCAATCACTGCTAATCAAAACAAATAATGTCAAATATTCGTGATGCAGTAAGCAATAGGTGTCTTGATCTTCTTATTATTTATCATAAGAAAGGTCGTCCTTGGCATATATCAGCATGCTCAAGGGCTGCCGAATATGGTCGTCTTGAATGTCTAAAGTATCTTCACGAAAATGGATGTCCTTGGTTCGCTGAAACATGTGAGATTGCTGCAAGAACAGGTCATCTTGAATGTCTAAAGTATCTTCATGAAAATGGATGTCCTTGGTCCGCTAAAACATGTGAGAATGCTGCAAAAACAGGTCATCTTGAATGTCTCAAGTATCTTCATGAAAATGGGTGTCCTTGGAATGAATGGACGTGCAAATATGCCGCAGAAAATGGTCATCTTGAATGTCTCAAGTATGCTTACGAAAATGGATGTTTTTGGGATGAATGGACGTGCAAATATGCCGCAGAAAATGGTCATCTTAAATGTCTCAAGTATGCTCACGAAAATGGATGTCCTTGGTCTATTGAAACGTGTGCAGAAGCTGCATGTAATGGTCATCTTGAATGTCTTATATATGCTCATATGAATGGATGTCCTTTCTCTATAGAAACGTGCACCAAAGCTGCAACAAATGGTCATTTTATCTGTCTCTTATATGCTCACATGAATGGATGCCCTTGGGATGAAGAAACAATTGCTTATGCTGCAATGAATGGTCACTTATGGTGTCTACAGTATGCTCACAAAAATGGATGCCCTTGTGATGAAGAAACATGTGAATTAGCTGCACGTGAAGGTCATCTCGAATGTCTTAAGTATGCTCATGAAAATGAATTTCCTTGGAATGAAGACACATGTGCACGAGCTGCCGCATATGGTCAACTTGATTGTCTAAAGTATGCCCATCAAAATGGATGTCCTTGGGATAGAAATACGTGCGCTAGGGCTGCAATGGCAGGTTGTCTTGAATGTCTTAAGTATGCTCATGAAAATGGATGCCCTTGGCCAGAAGCATCATGTTATTTTTTAGAATTTGATGAGTATTATTATCCTAACAATAATATTGAACTTGATAATCATCTTAAATGTCTTAAATATGCTCATGAAAATGGTTGCCCTTGGTCTACTGAAACATGTCAATTTTTTGCAGCTTTTGATTGTATTAATTGTCTCAAGTATGCTCATGAAAATGGTTGCCCTTGGTCTACCGAAACATGTCATTCAGCTTGGGAAAATGATTGTTTTGAATGTCTAGAGTATGCTCATAAAAATGGATGTCCATATCCACAAGAAATGAGGTCTACTATTGTTAAAAAAATTCTTATTCCAAAGTGGCGTGATTCTGTTAAGATTCGTCCATATATTCTACACTGGATAGAAGATACTGCTAAAAGATTGTGTGCAGAAACTGGAAAAGGTCGAAAACGTGATTATGATACATTTGTAGAAGATTTTAACAATTTTATAAAAAATTGAAAATCTAATAATTTAATTACTTTATAATAATGATATTCAAAAATGACTACTTTTAATCCATCTGATTTGTGTGCAAAAGCTGCAAAAAATGGGCGTCTAGATATTCTTATTTTTCTTCACCAAAATGGATGTCCTTGGTCTATTGAAACGTGTAGGGATGCAGCAGAAAATGGTCATATTGAATGTCTCAAGTATGCTCATGAAAACGGATGCCCTTGGAATGAAGAAACATGTGAATTAGCTGCATATAATGGTCATCTTGAATGTCTCAAGTATGCTCACGAAAATGGATGTCCTTGGGATAAATATACATGTGCTAATGCTACATATAAATGCTACCTTGATTGTCTCAAGTATGCTCATGAAAACGGATGTCCTTGGCATGAAGATACATATTTTGAAGATATGATTTTTTATTATGAAAGATATGATCATGAATCGGATAAAACGTTTTTCGAATGTATCAAGTATGCTTACGAAAATGGATGTCCTTGGGATGAATTAACATGTGAGTGGGCTGCATCTTGGGGTTATATCAATAGCCTTATGTATGCTCACAAAAATGGTTGTCCATTGCATGATAATACGTGCAGTTTGGCTGCAGCTGATGATCATCTTGAATGCCTCAAATATGGTCATGAAAATGGATGCCCTTGGAATAAATGGACATGCAGAAATGCTGCAGAATATGGTAATCTTGAATGTCTGAAGTATGCTCATGAACACGGATGTCCTTGGGATGCAGAAACATGTGAATGGGCAGCAAAAAATGGTCAACTCGAATGTCTCAAGTATGCTCATGAAAATGGTTGCCCTTGGTCTACCGAAACATGTGTATTAGCTTGGAAAAATAATAATCTTGAATGTCTAGAGTATGCTCATAAAAATGGATGTCCGTATCCACAAGAAATAAGGTCTACTATTGTTAAAGAAATTCTTATTCCAAAGTGGCGTGATTCTGTTAAGATTCGTCCATATATTCTACACTGGATAGAAGATACTGCTAAAAGATTGTATGCAGAGAATAAACGAGGTAGAAAGCGTGATTATGATACATTTGTAGAAGATTTAAACTATCTTATAAAAATATAATGGTTTATTAGTTTATAATATAAAATTAAACAAATAACTAGTATTATAGAATTATATACAAAAAATTATTTTAATATAAATAATAAAAAAATTGAAAAATTTATTTATTATGTATCATTATAAAATTATTATAACAAGACACAAACAAACATAATGTCCAATATAATAGAGAATAAAGTAATGTTACTGACACAATTAGTGCGTCATAATCCATTTATGAATTCAGAAGAAGCTAATATATATATAGCTATGTTAGAAAAAACCTCAAATAATGTTAAAATGTTAGAAATAAAGACAGATGAAGCTAAGATACAATTGAGAAAGAGAGAAATAGAGGTAGATACAATAAAGTTAAATCTAAGATATATTATGCCAAAAAAAAGAAAGACTAATGATTATGACACTAGTATTGAAAAGATGACAGAGGCAGCGATAAATGTAAGGATGACAGAGTTAAAGGCTATAGGAGCAATTGCTGAAGCAAATAGCGCGATAACAGAAATTGAGAATTTATTGGTTATGAAAGCAAGAGCAGGAGCAGGAGCAAAAGCAGGTGATGAAGATGAAAACGAAACAATAGCTTCGGTAGCAAATAAATGGAAAAAAACACAAGCGGAAGCAAAAGCAAGAGAAGAAGCGGAAGCAAAAGCAAGAGAAGAAGCGGAAGCAAAAGCAAGAGAAGAAGCGGAAGCGGAAGCAAAAGCAAAAGAAAAAGCGGAAGCAAAAGCAGAAGCAAAAGCAAAAGCAAGAAAAGAAGCGGAAGCAAAAGCAAAAGCAGAAGCGGAAGCAAAATCAAGTGTAGAAGCAGAAGCAAATACAAGAGCGAAAAAAAAAGCAAGAGCAGAAGCTGGAGTAAAAGCAAGAGCGGAAGCAAAAGCAAGAGAAGTAAGAGCTTCCCTAGCAAAGGCATGGACAGAGGCAAATGCACGAGATGAAGCAATAAGAAAAAATAATGAGGCTGTAGTAGATAATGAAATAGAAATGAGCACTACACCATTCCCGTCGACGGCATACAAATGCGATGAATTGTATATTGAAGAAAAAAGAAAAAGATTAATTAAAAGACATATTTCTAGATATTGTCAAAACCCAACATATAAAGATTTATGGAAAATAAATTTAAATCTAGTTAAAGAATTTATTGATAAAAATAAAACGAGTCCAAAAGGTGAATTTGCTAAATGGATATCTAATCAAACAACATATTACACATTTCTTCAGACCAAGGGTAATCATTTTTATGAAGATACTGAGATTAAAGAATTATGGAAAAATTTTATTGAGAATTATAATTAGGGTAAATTATTACCAAATCCATAAACTAATAAAAATAAAACTAAAAAGACAAACAATCTAGTCAAGAAAGGTTATATAAAAATTTATTTTAGTATAAAAAAATTGAAAATTTAATATTTTACGTATATTATGAATATAATCATTAAACACGAAATACACAATAAATACAAAAGGTATATTTATTTCAAATATGAACATAAACATAACAGCTATAATTACTCGCATTAACCACCAAGTAAATGAGCTAACACAAATAATGACTTCTAGTAAATTAATAGTAAACCAAAAAAAAGATTTATTAATTACACGTCTGAATGATAGCAGAAATGAAACAATTGCTACATTAGAAACAACTAAATTAATAAATACAGCAACTAAAAAAATGATAGATGCACCAACAATGAATGAAGAGTGGTGGATTAAAATAATCAATATAATGAAAGAACAAGAAAGAATGTCATATATAGATTATTTAATTGCTTTTTCTAAACTATTTGCATTGTCAGAAACAATTGAAAAATGTTTATTGAATGCAAATAATATTATGTTTAATCCAAAATCAGAAATAACAGTTCAAATTACTAACATTAATCAAGAAGTAAATGAGCTAATAGAAATAGTGACTTCTGGTAAATTAATGAAACAAGAAAGAGATTCCTGCATTGCATGTCTGAATGATAGTAAAAATGATTTAATTGCTACATTGAAAACAACTGAATTAATAACAACAACAACCAAAGAAATGATAGACGTACCAACAATCAATGAAGAGTGGTGTATTAAAATAATAAATAGAATGAAAGAAGAAGAAACAATGTCAATAATAGATTATAAAATTGCTTTTTCTAAATTTAATCACTTGTCAAAAACAATTAAATCTATATTGAATGAACTGTTTCCACGTCGAGCGCAAGAGCCAGCGCAAGCGCAAGAGCCACCACAAGCGCAAGAGCCACCACAAGCGCAAGAGCCAGCGCAAGAGCCAGCGCAAGAGCCAGCGCAAGAGCAAGCACAAGCGGAAGAGCCAGCGCAAGAGCCAGGTGAAATAGTTGATGATGTATATTCAAGTGATGAAGACATACCGTTAATTGCAAAGCGTCAAAGCAAACAACCAATGCAACAGCCACTTGATGATGTATATTCAAGTGATGAAGACATACCGTTAATGGCAAAGCATCAACGTAAACAGCCAGCTGAAATAGTTAATGATTTATATTTAAGTGATGAAGACAGACCGTTAATGGCAAAGCGTCAACGTAAACAGCCAGCACAACAATCACCTGAAATAGTCAACGACGAAGAATCAAGTGATGATGACATACCATTAAATGGAAAGCGCAGCGTCGCACATTAATAACCGCTTTTACTGAAAAATGAGATAGTAAAAACTATTTAAAGTATTGTTAACTAATATTATTAGTTATAATATGGTTCCTATATTTCTTATTAACTCCTACTGAAATTCCTAAGCTCTCAAAGCGAAAATATCAGGCTTTTCATATAGTAGTTTTAAATATAAAACATTTAACCGTTTTTAATTAAACCGTCAAGTAAATGTAAGCCCGTTAGAAAGGATTAGATTCCAAGGGTGCAATTACTACTTTTTTTACTGTCCCATTTTGCAGTGAAAAAGGTGTAATAACCGCTTTTATAATATAAAAGTTAATCTATATTACTCGTTCATTTAAAATACAAACATTCTAAAATGTTTAACAAATTTATACTATAATGTTCTTTAAAAAATAGAAGCATTCTAAAATGTTTAACAAATTTATACCATCATTGTAAAAAGAAGATAATATAATGTTAATAAACTTGAGTATATTTTTTTATTTATTTATAAATAAATAAAAAAATTGAAAATTTAATAATTTATGTAGATTATAAAATAATTATAACACGAAACACACAATGAGCAATTCACACACAATTGATATGCCCGATCTTGACACTAAGAAAATTATCGAACAAATTAATAAAAATGTAAATGCGATAATAACAGAAGTGGCTTCTAATCAATTAATAACTAAAGTAGAAAAAGACTCATGGGAGACACTTCTAAATAATGAAAGAAATAATGTAATGGCTGCATTGAATTCGCTTGACTCTATACAAGAAAGAATTAAAATAATGGTAAACATAGAGATGACAGATAAAAAGTGGTGGAATAATATAATAGATCTAGTAAGGCAAAATAAAAAAATATCAACAGTAAATGCAAACGTAAACTTAGCATCAATAAATGCAATTATAGATAGTAGTAGGAATATGTTAGATAAAATGGTTCAGACACAGGCACCGCTACAGCCACCGCTACAGCCACCGCTACAGCCACCGCTACAGCCACCGCTACA